TCTACCAAACGCTGCCACAACCTCATTAGCTTTAAAGGTAGCGTTGGTTGCTCCACCGTTAGCTACCGTAAATGTTCTCAGCCCGTTGCTATTGTCGTGAACAAGCGGGTCATAACCACGCTGAAAGAAATAAGCCTTATCATTAAAGTTTACGATCTTCCAATCATTTGCTGTTATTGTGTATGATCCGGGAGTTACGTCTGTCAGCGTAGTCGTGCCACTCATTATCTTGTTATTGCCAGTGCTAACTATCGTTTCGTTACCAGCGCTGTCGTAGAACTCATGGATATTATGAATATGGTCTGTACCCAACGCAGTCTTGTTGGTGGTCAGGACGTTATTACCCTTACGGGATGCCAATCGGCCTTGTCGGTCGATAATCGCGTTATCGGCAATTTCTGCGAATGACGTATCCTGAGCAATAGGAGAGTCTTCCGAGTTCACGCCCTTAAAGGCAGGGGCGACAAGATCAATGCTGCGTAACGGCTGTGCCATAACCTATCCTACGGTGTGTAGAAGATTGTCTCTTCTGGGTGCTTCTGGGCATCTAAGGCGATTGCATCAGACAAATGTTTATCAGCGATCGCAAAGTATTCAGCAGTAGACGTACCGCCTGTCTCACCTCTTTCTCTTGATAGCAAGGCTATTGCCATGTGCAAAACAGGGCCACTAGGTATTGCAAGCGTATCCGAATCTGCTGACAACTCTACATTTCGCAAAACTACGCGAACCTTCAGGGTATATGCCTGATCGGGTGTCGGGTATAACTTGACCTGGGTATCACCGCTGCCATCAACACCGGCATAAGTAAAGTTCTTGGGAGAGCCTGTAACGGCTTCTTGGATAAAGTCTTTATCGTCAAACCAGTTCTGGGTCTGATACTCAACCAAGCAATTAGACGTATCGTTAATAAAGTTAAGAACCTTGCCTTCATTGCGGCTTCCAGTTAAGGAATAAAGGTTGTCACCATTTGAAGTGGTAATCGTCAAAGTATTTCGTAATGGCGACCAATCCCATGCAGTTTCTACAAGGTCTTTGGCATCATTTACATAGTCACCCACCATCTTGCTGTAGGTGCTTTCCGATACGTTACTTACTTCGTCTTCTCTAAGACGCCGCAATACTCCGTTAACTAAGTTTAAATATGTCATACGGCTTTCTCATTCAATAAACTGCCAAATAAACTGTTTAACGCCCGACCTGAAGGCTTGTCTCCGTAAGGCGTTGCCATTGCCAAAGCGTATGCTTGATTTAGCTGAGCTACCGCATCTTGCTGCCTAATAATGTCTGAAAGCATTGTCGGTGCTTGTATGCGAATATCTCGTTGAGTCAACGGCGCAAAAGGCGTAACGGTTCTAGGCACACTTGCCATAGCGCCAACCCCAGCGCCTTTAAAAAGCTTAAACAAGTCGTTTTCGCCATCTTTAGCGCCATCGCCTTCTGGGTCTTTTGTTTCCGTTTCTGTGTCTTTGCTTTTTGCGGCAATATCTGACATTTCAGCGTCTTTCTGAAATATCTGCTCTTGAGTTTCGCCGTCTTTGTCATTTAGATCGCCAGATTCGCCATCCTTATCTGACTCTGGATCTTTGAATGCTGACTCTGGATCGCCAATATCTTTTGTATTAGCTGTTTCGCCGTCTTTGCTTGACAACAAATCAACTACAATCTCGCCATCCTTTGTTGCTAGGTCAACATTTTCATCTTCGGCATCTTTGTTGTTTAGGTCGCCAGTTTCGCCGTCTTTTGTGGTACCTGCTTGGCTTTCACCATCCTTGCTGCCGATAACGTCAGAAATAACTTCAGTATCTTTTGTTGCAATTACGTCAGATTCATCTTCAGCATCTTTTGTTTCATTCAGGTCGGATTGCTCTTCCGCGTCTTTAGAGCCAGAATCATCAGCTTGATCCTCGCCATCCTTTGTAGCGTCCGTTTCTTCTTCACCATCCTTTGTGGTGTCGCCAATAGAGTCTTCCCCATCCTTGCTGCCTATTGAGGCATTAACGGATTCAGTCAAATCCTTGTCTTTTTGCTCTGCCTCTGCGTTAGGGTCTGGGGTAGTGTCTTTTAGGGCCTTTTCAGCAATATCTTTTGCTGTCTGCTCGGCATCCTTGTCTTTTTGCTCTGTTTCTTCAGGATCTTTAAATTCAGATTCTGGGTCGGCAATTTCTTTTTCTTTTTGTTCTGCTTCTGTTTGTTCTTTTTCGGTTGCTTCTGCTGTCGTACTGTCCTTATCTTTTGTTTCTTCTTCAGCTACCTGCGCGTCTTTTTCTTGCTCCTCTGCAGCATCATCTTTGTCCTTTTGCTCATCTTCTTGAGCTTCTTTGTCCTTTTCTTCTGTTTCTGTTTCTTCTTTATCTTTTGACTCTGCCTCTGTGTTTGAGTCGTCGTCATCCTTTTTTTGCTGTTCAGTTCTATTGTCTTTGCGGGCTTGCTCTGCCGCGTCTTTTGCAGCCTGCTCAGCTACATCTTTGGCTAAGGCTTCAGGGTCGCTAAAATCTTTGAGGGGCGGCTCAGTAATAACTGTTCCGTCAAAGTCTTTAAAGATGTCTAGTAATGCTGTTTCACCATCCTTGTCTGCATCTTTAATTTGAACATCAACATCTTCTGACTCAGCCTCTTGATCAGCGTCTTTAGCGTCAGCGATTTCGCCCTGTGTTTCTGCCTGCTCTTCTTCATCTCCCGTCCAGCTGCCGTCCTCGTCTATGTTTTCCGAGTTTTCTTCGAGCCAATTCTTGCCTTTGTCTTGAATTGCCTCTGGCGCATTTGAATTAGCGGCGGCGGTAGCTGCTTTGTCTACAGCATCTTGACCTACATGACAGATACCATTTGCATAATATCCACCAGACGCATTACACGCTTGCCTTTCTGCTCTTATTTCTGCGCGAGCAGCAGCGTTTGTAGCTCTTACCTCATCTAAATTAGGCGTTCCTATTACGCCTATTTGACCTGTGAGAAGCCCAGTGCCTCCTATTTGATTGCCGTATTGGTCAGTAACCGGTGTAAGTTCTGCCATTACTTGGCCCTCAGCTTCATCAGCTTATCAGCACCACGTATTCCAAACGATGCAGATACCGCCAGAAATAGTAGATACTGATACCAATCCGGCAAATTATCCAAAGCAGCAAAACTACTAGAAACACGCTGAAGAATCGCGGGGTCATCAACAATAACGCTATAACCCAAGCAAAAGAGCGGAACCGCCAATACAAGCGTCCAAAACTCGTCTTTCCAGCTACTGGCACTGGCCTCAGCCATCTTTTCTTCCCAGGTGGCTGTGTTACTGATGACCTGCATCTTTGCCTGATGCTTGGCTTGTGACTGCTCATGGCGATTGTTCATCCATGTCTTTGCTAACCCTGCTACCGGCCCTAACAGTGCTTGTAACATTAGTCATCATCCTTAACAAATCGGCCTTTCTCATCGCGCCTGCGCTTCCGACCTGTTAGTTCTTGGACTGTATCGGTTTCCCAAATACGAATACCTACCCAGATAATGGTAAATAGGGCAGAAAGTGGTGGAAGAATGGCAGAGACAGTGCCAATAACAGTACCGAAGCTAATTACATCTATTACTTGTTTTGTTGGTTCTTCCATCTTTAGTTTCCCGATACTGACGTAATAATGAATGTAATTAATAACCCGGCTATACCCACAAGAACTGCAATCCAAAATGACTTAATTAGTGCGTCTTTTGCTTCTTGTTGGGCATAAACCTCTTTCTGTCTCTGTTCTTGAACTTCTTTCATGCAGTTACGGTACTCTGTTACACCTTCATTACCGTATGCGTACTTCAATAATGTTATTAACTCTTTCTTTTGAGTTTCTATCCTTTTTTTTGCGGCAAACATTTGAGCCGCTTCTGCCTCTACTGAGCTTGCAAACACCACCTGTTTAAGTGGGTTGGTTCTTTTCTGCTGCCTTTTGTTTGCATACAAAACATCTGATGCGTGGCCTTGCCATCTGGCTACTACTTGAAACGTATCCTCGATGGACTTCCCTGCCTCGATAAATGCTTTGACCCCTGCGTATGCTTTCGTAGCTGCCGCCGCAGCTGTAATCGGGTCAATCATTTGTCACCTCGTATATAACGTAAGGATCACAATATGAATTAGGCCAAGGTAAATACCAGGTGTACGTTTGATCTGATTCGCTATTTATCTCCTTGTATTTGCAAACTCTGTAATGTTCTAGCCTCGTTCTGCTTCCAATAGCCCATGTGTAGGTGTAGGTATTCAAAACCAGATACAAAACAATCGTTTTCACGCTTTAGCTTCATTATCTACTCAGGGCTAACAAACACATTATTTTCAGAATCGTAGGTATACCCAATGCAAGCATAAACGCCTCTAAAGTTGTTGTTGTAACTTGTTTGAACCCATGTTCCTCCAAGAAGGTTATTGCAAAATGCCCGACCTATAGATTCCTGCTCTACGCCATCACTATCTTTTATGTCGTCATTAGAAACAACAATGACTCTTAAAACTACGTTGTCGCTATTTATCTCTGCAAAATGTGCCATGTTTATGCCGCTTGGAATTGATAACGAACAATAACTACACCAGAGCCGCCAGCCCTGCCATCTCTGTCATCCGCACCACCACCGCCTCCGCCCCCAGTATTTTCAGTGCCAGCAACTGCGTTGTTAGATGTACCTGACCCACCATTACCACCACCGCCAGAGCCTCCAGCACCGCCAGACCATGCGCCACCACCGCCAGCCCTAGTAACAGACGAGCCTGTTATTGAGCTTGCCAATCCGTTACCACCAACATTTCCTGATCCAGCGGCTCCAGCACCACCGCCACCGCCACCAGCACTTAAATGGGAACCAGCCGCCCCGTTGTTACCTTGACCAGCAGTTGCAGAACCAGCGCCAGAACCAGCACTTAATCCTTGCCCTCCACCACCTGATCCGCCATCAGCGGCATTACCATTACCTCCGCCGCCGCCGCCACCAACAGATGTAGTTAACAAAGAGCCAATACTTGAGTTGTTGCCCTCTCCGCCACCTCCGTTACCTGTTCCTCCACCGCCACCAGCGCCGACCGTTACGGTATAGGCTTGAGCAGACACGGAAACGCTACTTCCAGTAACGTAACCACCAGCACCACCGCCACCACCCCGACGATAGCCGCCACCCCCACCACCAGCAATTTGCAAAATATCTACTGTTGCGTCAGCGGGTGCGGCAGTAATTGTAAAAGTGCCACTTGAATTAAAAGTATGAACCTTAAAATTACCGTCTGTTGCAATACTTCCGCCTGTTGCCTCTATAAAAGCAACACCAGTATTAGAAGCCGCCGCCATTAACTTTAAAGCTAAACTCACGACATATCCTGTCCAGCAGTAAAGCCGTAGTATTTGGTTCCGCCATCATTTGTAAAGAACACAAATACATCAACATCACCACTTCCTGTGCTTAAAGTAGGGGTTGTTCCGCCAGACCACTTAACTGCCCCCGGCCATGTAATTGTTCTTGGCGAGCTATCTTGTGTGACGGTTAGCGTAAATGCAGATACCTTTCCTGAAGAAGCAGGATTGCTAAACGTATACGTTACGTTCTCACTTAATGTATGAGTAAAGTTATCGCCATCTCGCAAGTTGATAGTTGCCGCATTAGAGCTAGATGAAACTGCCGTGGACTCTTCAATCTTGCCATTGTCAAAAGTCACTACGCCATTAGCATCTGCTGTTACAACCTTAGAAGCTTCAGAGGTTCCTAAAGTAGTTACGTCAAGATAATTTATCTCTGTTGTTGTAGCTGTAACACCGTCTAAAAGATTTATCTCTGTAGCTGTAGACGTTACACCATCAAGAATATTCAACTCTGACGTTGTTGCAGTAACGCCATCAAGGATATTAAGTTCTGATGCTGTTGAAGTTACACCATCAAGAATGTTTAGTTCTGAGGTTGTAGAAGTAACACCGTCTAAAATGTTTAATTCAGTAGCAGTGGCAGTCACCCCATCAAGAATGTTTAGCTCTGCCGCCGTAGAAGTAATAGAAGATCCTGCAATCTGTAAAGTAGTTGCATTAACCTCGCCAGATGATCCGTAAATAACCGCTTTGCTATTTACAATAGTTCCTGCACTAGAACCATCTGTTAAGTTTATTTCTGACGCTGTAGAAGTAACACCATCTAGCTTAGATATAGCAATTGCAGCACTAGCATTAATATCGGCATTAACTATAACGCCAGATCCAATAGCGGCTACACCAGTATCAGCAATAGTAATGTCGCCAGATACTGCATTATCAATCCACTTTGATGTGCCAGTGTCGTAAAACAACAAAGCCGCATCAGCAGGAGAAGTAACATTGGTATCAGCTAGTCCTGCTAAAGTAGCTCCACCTCCGCCCGTTTGTGAATCTACATAAGCCTTTACAGATTGTTGACTAGGTATTCCTGTAGCAGAATTACTACTAAGGTCATCTTCATCTACAAACGACTTTCCATCTAAAATGTTTAGTTCTGCCGTACTAGCTGTTATCCCATCTAGGATATTTAACTCTGCGGCTGTAGAAGTTACTGAATCCCCACCTAAAGTAAACGTGCTGGAAATAGACAAGGTTGTAAAAGATCCTGCGGCAGGAGTAGCACCACCAATAACAATGTTATCTGCTGTACCACCATCTAGGTTAGCAGTAGTAATCGTGCCGAGGTTGCTTACAGTAGCGCCGTTAAAATTAACAGTGCCACTAGCAGTCAGATTGGTAAATGTTCCTGCGCCAGCAGATGAGCCACCAATCGTAGCGCCATCTACCGTACCTCCATTAATGTCAGCAGATGTAGCAACAAGGTTTGTAAAAGTACCGGCGGCTGCTGAAGAAGCGCCTATTACAGTTCCATCAATAGCCCCTGCGTTTATATCAACAGTGGGGATGGTAACTGTGCCGGTGAAAGTTGGGCCTGCCGTATCAGACTTGGTAGCAATTGCAGTCGATATAGCATCAAATTCTGTTTCAAACTCTGAGCCGCGAACAACCTTGTTGGTATCACCACCAGGAAGCGTGTCTTTAGCCGCAAAGTCAGTAGTCTTAGTGTAGTTAGCCATTGATAGTTCCCAGCCTGAAAAGAAGAAAGGGGGCCGAAGCCCCCGTTTGGATTAGGCAGATGGTACTGCCAAGACAAATCCAGCTTCAGGACGATACACCTGAACACCGTAAAGGGTGTCTGCGGTGTACAGAGTAGACAAGTACTCTTGCTTGTACTGAGTCTGCGAGCGAACGGCAAGTTGCTCTGCCATAACGACTGCTTCAGTGTGGAACAACAGTGCTGCGCGAGTGTCAACGCTAGACGCAGTGTTATCACCAGCAGCCTCAATGGTTCGGCAGTTGGCAGAAACGTAAACGTCTACGCCATACAAATTGCCAATCAAGCCGTTGTTGACTGTACCGCCAGAAACAAAGTCTGAAGACACATACCGATCAATACCCATAATCGCATTGCGCGTTGCGGGCGGAATGATCAGATTACGACCTTCCATCGGTACATTGTTGTCATCCATCTTCTGGATCATGTCGCGGAAGAAAGCATCCGTGAACTCATCACCAGCTACCAGGGTGTCATCAGTGTACTGAGTGGTAGTACCGTTGTCGTTAAAGAAACAACCAGTGTGCTGATAGTCAGTAGCAGCGGGGCTGAATACAACAGCGCCACCGTCACCAAAACCAGTACCAGCCGCGTGAAGGTCATTGTCAACCTGTACAGCCAATGAATAACCAGCGTCTTCAGTGTAGAACTGACGCAGAGATGACAGTGCCTGCACCTCTACGATGTCCTCAATCAGACGTGAGTATTCAAAGTGCCGGTTAATAGTAACCTGCAGCTCTGACTCTGTGTTGGCAATGATCGTTACCGCAGTATCAGCCGCCTTAGCGTTGGCATCACCACGAGTAGGCTTAGGGATATGAATAACGTCACCCTTCTTGCCATTCATAGCGATACGCTTGACAAGGGGAGCCATTTTCAAGTTCTTTTGATAAGAAGCAATAATCTCATCTGACCAAATTTCTGGTACAAATGTTGCCGCTTCTGTGAGTGCGGTATTACCGCCCGAGCCGGGATAAGTTGCTGTAGCCATGATAAATCTCCTTTAAGGCTATTTAACTCGACCCTCGGCGTATGCTTTCAATATTTCGTCAGAAAGACTTTGATAACGCTCTGGGTCGGTCTT